CTCGAGCCCGGCGCGAGCGTAAAGTGCCAATCGACGAAAAGGACGAGCGTCCTGGAAGAGACTCTGTTTCGGTGAAGTCCATGCACCGGGGGAGGAGAGGTGCCGTACGGTTTGGCCCGGAGACCAAACTGGTGTACGACCAATCTCAGTACCCGGCAGGTATTCCGGTATTCCGAGTCAGAGCCCATGTTGCGGAGGAGTCTGGTTACAGATTCCCTCTCGACCAGGACCCTCTTTTCGCCGAAGTTGTCGCGATTCCCGAGCGGGGGTGGAAGTTTAGAGTGGTGAGCAAGCATCAGCGATCGGAAGTTGTTCTTAGTTTCCCGATTCAACGAATTCTTCTGAAGTGGCTTGCTGGACACCCGGCATGTCGATCGGTACTCCGCGGAGACAAGTACAAGGCTGTGCGTGAGGTGTTCGCGCAACCTTCGTCTACTGAAGTGTTGAGTGCCGATCTGACTGCCGCCACAGACATGATCGCGCAGTCCCTTTTCCTTTCGGGATGGGAGGGGCTGTGCGACGGGGCTAAATGGCCTGAGCACGTGAGGTGGCTCGGCCGTGCGCAGTTTGGTCCCCATATAGTCCGCTATCCGGATGGTTTGATCTTGCCATCGTTGTGCGGATCTCCGATGGGGCTCCCATTGACCTGGCCTATGTTGAATTTGATTCATATCTTTTGGGTGACGAGTGCATCCAAAGCGACAGGCTATGGTCCTTACTGCTGGCCCTTCTCCATTTGTGGAGATGATCTGTGTGCTAGTCTTCCTTCCCCTGTGACTTCCCACTACGAGAGCTTGGCGTCCTTGTGTGGCGCGCAGTTCTCTAGTTCCGGTAAGCATATTCGGTCGGCCTCGGGTGGCGTTTTCGCCGAGGTTGTATTTTATAGATCTCAGACCGACTTTTGTCTTGCCGGTGAACTGCGTAGGGGTGCTCGGCCTATGTTGTTGCTCGAGCACTTCCCGGGAATCGGGACCCGTTGGGGCTTCCAAAGGTTCGCCACGGCAGTACCTCTCCGTGGTGCGGTATCTTCTAAAGATGAAAATCAACCTGTGGATGTCCCCTTCTGGTCGACAGCAGGGCAGTTTGTTGACACATTTCGATTTGACGATAATAAGTTCTTGCGTCCTACTGCTCTTGCTGCTGTGTATGGCGCCTATCCTAAGATAGGAGCTTGGCTTCGCGTACGAGGCGTCATACCCGATATCCCTCGCCAGCTCGGTGGCGCGGGGCTGTTTTCCGATGGTGCTTTGCCTATCGGTCTCACGTCGGCCAGCGTCCGGTATAGAAAAGGACTTGCTGTTATGCTGACGGATCTGTCTTCTGCAGCTGATATAAGACAATTGTCGCGCGTTTGGGCAAC